ATCCCGTCGATGCTGCCGCCGGTATGCCAGCCGAAGCTGATGCGGCGCTGGCGGATGCCCGCCTCGTGAATGTCAACGCCGATCATGCGCAGGTCGCGCACGAACGTCGCCTCCTCGTCTTGCCCGCGGCGGAAGATGCGCAGGGTCCGACCGTTGAACTTCTGTTTAATCGCCCATCGAAACGATAGCCACAACCAGCGGTCGCAGGGATGGCCCGCTACCGAGCAACCGAGGTGCTCGCGGGGCGCGTCGTTATCCTCGCGGATCTTCTCGTGCGCGGCATCAATCAGCGCGGCGATGGTATTACTGGGCGGTGGGATCTTGGCCATGGTTCTCTCCGGTGGAAAGCCCACGCACACGGCGCGGGCTGTCGTTTACTTCTTCGCCCAGGGCGGCGCGGCTTTGGCTGAGGACGCCGCAGGAGCCGCCGTAACAGGCGCGGAGCCCGATGGCGCACGGAACCCGCGCACGTCGTTCTGCGCGGCGTAGCCGTTCTCCGCGGGGCGTATGGAGAGCTTAATCTGGAGCGGGCAGCCTATGAGCTGGTCCGTGTCCTCGATGCGTCCGATCCCGATGGATCGCATCAGCTCGCCGAGCTGCTGGCGGCCGATCTCCTCCGCTTTCTGCGACTTGTTCATGATGTTGAGGTTGCCGAACACGACGCGCCCGGCCTTGGTCGGTCCCGTGATGTTGTAGCGGCAGCGGATGTATTGGCCCGTGCCGTCTTTCGTGACGCGGATCTCAGCGTCGCCAATCTCGGCGGAGTACCAACCCTCGGGGAGCGGTTCATAATCACCGCGGCTTTCTGGAAGCTCGTCTGCGGTAAATCCGATGTCTAGTCTTGCCATTCTCACTTCTCCTCAATACTGAAGCTCGGGCGTCCCGGCTTCGATGTAATTGCGCGTGCAAGCGCGTTGGTCACGTTCTCTGGTGCTGCGCTCCAGGCGCGCAGGATGATCTCGGGTTTCCATCGGAACAGGGTTGAGAGGTACTCGCCGATCCCGTGCTCCGCCGCCAGCTCCTGCGCCATCTCGGCGTCAACCTTGCGGTCGATGCGTCCGACGATCTTGAGAGCGTGGCGCTCAAGCTCCCGACGCTCGGTGCCGTCGAGGTCCGATGCGATCTCAAGGCGGCGGATCAACTCGTCCTCGATGTCCCGCCGATGCTCCACCGCCGCGCGTTCAGTCTGCTTCGCCTCGAGCCAGTCGGCGGCGAGGTCGTCGACGCTGTAGTTATCGAACACGCCCATCACGCGCCTCCCATGATCTTCTTGATGATTTCGGAAAAGTCAGGCGCTTCCCATTGGTCGAGTTTTCCAGAGCGGTCCTTCGCCAGCCACGATCCGTCGCCATCGCAGAGCAACGCGCGGTAGGCGTTGCCGTCTGCGTCACGCTCGACGCGCAATGCCAAGACCTCATCGAAAAAGTACGGCAACTGCTGGCCCGTCTTGTTGCCTGGCATTGATGGGGCGTAGAGCATCTTCCCCATCTCGTCCTGCGACTTGTCGAGCTTCGCACTCATGTAGACGTGCCGCCCAGGCAGGTCACGGAAGGCGCGAATGAGATCGGCCATCTGCTCCTGCATGGCGCCGTATGCCTGGCGCGGATCTTTCGTTGCTTTCTTCTCGGCGTTGAGCACGACCTCTGCGATTTCGCTGATGCTGTCGAGCGCGACCGACTCGAACTCCATCGCCTCGGCAGAGCCGACGAGCCAGTCGTAGGCTTCGTGCAGCGCCTCGATCGTCTTGATCTCAATGAACGGTACGTCCGCGTCCGCAATCGAGAGCAGGCCGCCTTCGGCGCTGAGCACGATTGGCTTCGGAAGCGTCGGGATGAGCGACGTTTTGCCCGCGCCAGCAGCGCCGTAGACCAGAAGCTTGACTCCCGAGCGCCCGATGGCGGAGGAGCGTTTTAATTGGATGGCCATCGCTTACGCCTCCACGTTCATGATGTCGTTGGCGTATGCGACCGCCTTGGTGTAGTCGTTGAACAGGCGCACGTTGATAACTTCGTTGGCGTCGGTATCAACGAACTTGGTGCCCCATGCGAACTTGGGGTTCTTGGGCTTGAACACAAAGAGCGCGAGGCCGTCTGCTTCGTTGGTGATTACGAACTCTTCCATTTTTCTCTCCTTCCTGCGCCTTCGGTGAATCCGTTCGCGCATGGTTGAAATCCTATAGGCTCTCGCTTATTGTGTCAACACCTAGATGATGCAATAAAAGGTAAATCAGGAATGACAACAGATGAGGCGATAAAGTTCTACGGAACCAAGAAGGCGCTTGCCCAGGCGCTCGACATCTGGCCGCACGTCATCAGTCGGTGGGGCAAATACCCGCCAATGGCTCGGCAGTATGAGCTGGAGGTGAAAACAAAAGGGGATCTGAAGGCAGAAGATGAGAGTTTAAATGGCTGATCTTTCAGGTATTTTTGGCGGACCTTGGTCGCCGCCTGCGGAGAAGGTGCCGATCCCGATGGAGCATCAGTTCATTGATGCAATCCGGGATGCAGGACTCGACCCGCCGGACGAAATCAAATTCAACGAAGGAATGCAGCGCTGGAAGCCGGACGGAAAAAGCGATTCCGGCTGGTACATCGCCTTCGGCGACGGTATCCCAGCGGGGCGTTTCGGATGCTGGAAAAGCGGGCTCGATGTCATGTGGCGGGCCGATATCGGGCGAAAGCTGACGCCGCTTGAAGAGATGCAGCACAGCCGCCGCATGGCTGCCGCCAAAACGCTGCGCGATGAGCAGATGAAAGCGCAGCGACAGGTGGCGGCAGAAACGGCAGAGCAGATATGGGCATCTGCACAACCCGCGCCTGACGATCATCCGTACCTGGTGCGCAAGGGGATCAAGGCGCACGACACGAGAGTTGCGCCCGATGGTCGCTTGCTGCTGCCGTTGCTCGATAAGGGCGGACGTTTGTGCTCGCTGCAATACATCGACCCCGCTGGCGGAAAGCTGTTCCACAAAGGCGGCGAGGCTGGCGGCAAGTTCTGGCTTGTCGGAACGCCTGGCGGCGCGGGCGAGATTTACGTCTCAGAAGGATTCGCCACCGCGGCGACGATCCACGAGACGACGGAAAGACCGTGCTTTATTGCCTTCAGCGCCAGCAGCTTGCCCGCCGTTGTTGAGAGCTTGCGCGAGATGCACGGCATTGCGCAGGAGATCGTCATCGTCGCAGATCATGACAAAAACGGCATCGGGAAAAAGTATGCCGAGCAAGCGGCGGCGAAGAGCGGAGCTCGCGTGATTGTTCCGCCAATTGAGGGGATGGACGCGAACGACTACGCGCAGGCTGGCCACGATCTGCGCGCGTTGCTGGCAAAATCGTCCGACTCTGGCGTGATAGACAAGCTGCGCGTCGTCTTTGGCGATGCGTTGCCGGATGATTACGAGGCGCCGGATGAACTGGTCGAGGGGCTGATTACCAGCAAAAGCTTGTCAGTCATCTATGGCGACAGCAACTCTGGCAAGACGTTCTGGGCGATGTCGGTCGCTACCGCTATCGCAAACGGCGATGTTTGCTACGGACGAAAGACCGATCCAGGACTTGTGATTTACCTCGCCAGCGAATCGCCTGGCAGCATCCGAGCGAGGATGCAGGCGATCAAGCGCTATCACGGGTGCAGCCTAGAAAACCTGGCGATGGTTCCCGTTCCGATGAATTTCTACACGGGAGACCAAGACGCGCACGACGTGATCGAGCTGGTGCGCGCCGTTCAGGAGCTGAAAGGACAGCCCGTTCGCTTGATTATTGGCGACACATTGGCGCGCATGAGCGCAGGCGCAAACGAGAACAGCGGCGAGGATATGGGGCCGGTCATGGCGCGCTTCGACCAGGTTGCCGCCGCAACAGGCGCCGCCGTTATGATTATCCACCATACCGGCAAGGACGCCGCCCGAGGCGCTCGTGGCTGGTCTGGCATTCGGGCGCACATTGATACCGAGCTTGAGATTGTCGAGAAAGACGGCGCCCGGTCCGTCACCATTACGAAGCAGCGAGAGCTGCCGAGCAAGGGCGACGTGATCTATTTCAAGCTCGAAGTCATCGAGATGGGCACGACTAAATTCGGGTCGCCGGCGACGACGTGCGTGGCGGTAAACGACGACGATGCGGAGGACAAAGCGCCGCATAAGAAGCCGTCAAAATATGACGAAAGCTTGCGAACAATGGAGCGCGCTTGGCTGGAAACGGGGGCGGAACAGAGGAACGGTTTTCCCTATCTGACGCGATCAGGATTGCGTGAAATTTTGATAAGCGATGGGACTTCAGAGCGCACTGCTAGGAACAAAACAGAGCCATCGAGGCAGGACGGATACATTGCGCCGTTGTTGAATGCGGGCGTGATTCAGGCGTTTGAGCATGGCTGGCTGTTCATTAACGAGACGCAGATAAACGCAATGATGTTGCGAAGATCGTCAAAAAATGTGTCCCCCTGATTCCCCTGATCCCCCTAGGGGGTATTGGGGGATTCGGGGCAAAATAGCGGATAAATCCCCCGCCCCTCCCCTACACACTATGTGTAGGGGGAGTAGGGGGACCGATATGCGGGGGATTTGGGGAGAGGGGAGTATAATTTATGCGAGATATAGGCAAGAATTTGAAACGTGACCATTCGGCGGAAAAGAGAGGTGAATTTTGACGCGGCGCAAAACGGATGAGGGGAGCAACGACCCCAACTCCCGCCAGGTCGGCGGGGATCACTACGCCAAGATGGCGATTCAGCCGTGGGATGCGATGCAGGCATGGATGAGCCGGGAGGCGTTCGCGGGTTTCTTGCTGGGCTCTGCGATAGCATACTTGGCCCGCGTTAAGACAGACGGCGTGCCTGGCAAGGGCGGGCGGATGGATGTTGAGAAAGCGCGACACTATCTTGATAAACTGGTTGAGGTGATGGACGATGGCGCGCAGAACTAAGACGCCAGAGCAAGAGGAGGAAAAGCAGCGCAAGATTCATGCGGTGCTGCAAGGAATGCGGGAAGGCAAGAGCGCCTTCAAGGCGTGTCAAGCGGCGGGCGTTGCGCAGAGCACGTTCGGCTTTTGGGTCGATGAAGATCCGCAACTTGCTGTAGAATACGCGCGCGCGAGAGAGGATCTGATCGAGCGCATGGCGCAGGAGATTCTCGAGCTGAGCGACGCCGACGTGGGCGTGCAGCCGGACGGCAAGAAGGACTGGGCGG